CTGGATCAGAAACGCTGCCTTGTTCTGGTGCGCTCTGTATGAAAAGCTTCGACGGTGTTACTCGTTCAGAATGAACGGGATACGTCATTTCTGCGTATCTCTGCATGTCACCACGCAGTCCGGACTATACCATCACCCTCTTTCAAGGGGCGTCGTCTCTAGTCTCTACACCTTCTGCTTTCGCAGCTTGGCTCGGTATTGTCTCTGTATTCAGAGGGTTCCACCGAATTTACGACGTGATCGAAGAAGATTACTCTTCTAAGCTACTGATTCCATAGTTCTTAGAGCCGTCCTCAGGATTTTTTCCGAGGAAGACGCTAAATATAGCATCATCACCAAAGATCAATTTGTTACTCGTCCATTATTCGGACGGGGCCAACTGTTTCCATTGGCCTCTGGGTGTCACCACTCAGATCGGACTATACCATCATCCTTTGCAGGAGCAGCCCCTCTAGTCTCTACACGTTCCCTTGCGGGCTTCGCTCGGTATTGACTCCGAAGAGTTATCCACCGAATTTGGGCTGTGATCGAAAAGCGTTGCCGCTTTAAGCTACATTTTGTTTATAGGTGTTGTAGTACGTGTTCCCACTGATAGTCACCGAGGGGGCCGTACTCGTCTGCTTGAAGGTTACACCCGCGAACGAGATAACGTCCTCATTCTTGGGAAGCTCAAACAGCATCGAGTTCATGGACGGGTCACGCTTGATAATGTCGGTTAGACCATTAACTGACGTGTCGTTCAGCAAGTCACGCACCACTGAGGGGTGAATAACTCCGCCGAACTTGTTGCCCACGAGAGGCCGTGCGTTGACTGCTACCAATGACTGAACCGCAGAACGAAGGTTGTTCGCTGTGAGGTACGAGCCGTTGGCCAGTTGGGTGTTGACCAGCGTGTCTACCGCAACCGCCGAGTCCGCTGTGATCTGGACAAGAGAGTTGAGGGTTAGAGCAAGCCGGTAGTTGAGTTCGTTTGCCAGATTCTGTAGCAAACCCGGGTCGTCGATTGCAACATCAAGCGCAAGATCGGAACTGTTGATGAAATCGGCGTACTGCCCGATTGTGGCAACGATCTTGGTGCTCGATTCGGAAATCGGCGAGCCCACTGTTCCTTCCGCAGCCTGGTTGAGGTTAGCGGCGAGCAGTGCGTAGGTGTAGACTTTGTGTTTAGGCCGTCAGCATCTCTGCTGGGGCGCTCTCATGGTCGCCCGTGAGAACAGACTGTATCTTTGGAGAATTCAATAAACGAAGTCTATCACAAAGACTCTTTTTCAAGGGTCTGTTCTTATCCTTTGAATTGCGGACAAGTTCGAGCAGGATTTTTCCTTGCTCTTTCTTGGTACGCAAATAAGGCAGAACTTGCAATAGAAATTTCTCTCTCTGCTCTTGCTTGGTTATTTCCCAAGTGTAGAACTCTTGGGTGTTGTCGTGCGCGGGAGAAGTGTGAAACCAACCACCGTACAATGAAACGAACAATCCAATCAAGGGAAGATAGTTATTACCCATCCTAATTCTGTAGACCGGTTTTCCGGTTGGGGAAAAAGAAGCGGATATGCAACCTTCTCCGTCCATAATTCCAGCCACATAGGCGTGGGTAAGTTTATCGTTTGAGTCCCCATCTAGCGTGTCAGTCGTTACGCAAACGCGATTTTTCAGACCCCTTATCGTGTCCATAAGATATTGTCTTCGCAGGGGGTCGATTTGTCCGTGAATAGCATAGAACTCTTCAAGAACTTCGGCCTCGGACTTCTTTATCTTGAGATACGGAAGGATTCCGGAAAGAAATTTGGACGCGGCTTTATGACTGTTAATATTCCACTGATACCACACACGGCCTTTCTTAGGGCGGTGAGAGGTATAAAAGCCACCAAAAGTTTCAACTAACCATTTCACCAAAGCAAGTTCCACGCTACTCAACACTATTCGGGCCTGATAGGAAGTTGTCTTTCCATTTTCTTTTGGCTTGTATATGGAAAAGCAGCCTTCTGCATCCATCAATCCGGCGGCGTATGCTAGGGTAAATTCTTTCATCGGTCTTTGCTCGGTATTGCCTCTCTCCCATTATTATACTACTACACCTAGTAGTATTTGTCAAGAGGGTTCCACCGATATAGCTAGATTTTAATTCAGCACTTAAAAATACTGAATCTGGTTTCCTTGACGCAGAGGCAGCGGACGCTGCTTGGTCATGGAAAGGAAGGGCGTCTGGGCCTTCAGGTTAGGAACTGCTTCACGCTCATAGTGGATTGCAACGAGGTTAGGCAGCGCACCCGAAGTCAGAATTGACGCTGGGGAATAACTCATTTTGAGGTATTCTCCTTTGGGTTATTTAAGAGCGCCGGGCCTGTTGAGCCTTCAACTTCCGAACACCCGCCAGCAATGCGCTGATTTGTTCGTCGGTTTGGTTCTCTAGGTCGTCGTCTGTGGGCGCAGCAGGCTGTGCAGGGTTCGGGACGGGTGTTACGTCGCTGGACCTGATTCCTGTTGCCGCTCGCGGGCGCGTCTCCGTACTCACAATCCGTGGGCTCGGGGTCGCTGGCGCAGGTACCGGTTCTGGTTGAACCTCTACCGGCGTAGGTGTTCTGGGAAGTCTCGGTTTGACCAGCTTACCGTCTTCGGTCAAGTCTTCGAAGGCTTCCTCAAGATTTTGAACTGTAAAGTTTCCTGTTGACCAAAGCTCGGAGAAAAGTTCCCGAGAGTTGGTTTCGTTGGCTATCTTGTTCAGCTTGAACTTAGACAACCACTTTATCAATTCATTGAAATTATGGTATTCTGAGTCGGAGTAATACTCAGGATTTCTTTGGACAAACTCTCGGGCAACCGCCTCGGTTTCGAGGCTCATGTTTGCCTGAGCGCCTTTCTGGGCTAGGTCTACCAATTGTTGCACGGTAAGACCGGTTCGTTTCTGGAAAAGATTGTCAAGAGCCAAAGCAGGATCGGATTCTAGCTGGGCCTTGATCTCAAAGGTCTCGTCAGCGGTTAGCTGTCGGACAGAGGGTGCGGGGGCCTGCGGCAGCGATGGACCGGGAGAGGGGGCCGAACGAACTTTCTTATTCAACTTCCGAATCTGGGCGGTAGCATTGAGTTGGGCTTTTCCCATTCCAAAAATCAGAAGCTCGTCTTTGGTTTTGCCCCAAAAGACTTGCGGATTTCCGCCTATGTTGTTGACTAAGGTAAGTTTCCACTGGCCTTTTTCCTTCTCCAACGTAACGGTGCCGTCTTCTACTTGATAAACTTCCGGGCCTTCCGGTTCGGGCGGTGGTGGGGGTGTTTCTACGACCGCAGGCGTCTCGCTTGGGGCGGAGGGCTGATTAGAGATTACAGCGGGGTCTAGCCCCTGATGCTCGTCCAGAATATCAGGATCGACTTCGTCTCTTGCGGTCATCCCAAAGTCAATAGTTTGGGCGAAAGGGTCTGGGCTACCGTCTGCGTTTACTAGCCACTGGTCTACTACGGGGGTTTTTGCCATTACATTCTCCTACACATAATCCATGTGAGCGGATTTGGGTTTGTCCATTATTCGGACGGTTTTGTTTTGATTATCCGGTTTATAAAGATCGACAGGATACGGGTAGTTAGGAACATACCCGAAATCCGATTTCAGTTCTTCTGCGGTTGTTGCTCGGTTGGGAGGAAGATCGTCTTTCCACATATCACACCTTCGACTCCATTATCTTCGCCACATCCAAAGAATCCCTAACTCCCAGCATTCGCTGCTTAAATTCCGCCGGAGGATTCTGCGCGAAATCTACGGCTCGGGATATGTCTTCTTGGAAATTACGGAATACTTCGTGAGTGGCCGAAGCTGCCGCGTGGGCAAGCGGAACTTGGGAATCGCCGGGGGGTAGAGCGATCAAAGCATCCCGGGCCTTGTCCCGATAGTCCTGAAGAACTTGCAGGACAGTTTCCCAATTGACATCGTTGACGAATCTGGCCAGAGCCCGGCCCTTTTCGAAAACTTCTAGCTGTTGCTCAAACTGTTCGAGAGAAATTTCCGGGTCGGGATTCGGCAGTCCGCTGAGGGTCTCCTCGTTCATTTCGACCTCTCAATCAGAGCGTCAAGGTCCACATACCCTTTTGCCGGTGGGCGACGTTGTGGGGCTACCCGTGCCTTGCCCGTTGCGTTTATCAACGCCGCTAGGTCTTCATCGGACAGATTATCGTACTCGGTCTGTTTGTAGCCGCTGTGACTTGAGTCTGGTTGTGGTTGGTAGAAGCTACCCATTGGCGACCTCCGATAGCTGTTCCTCGTCTCGATCTGCCATTCTAAAATCAACACGAGAAAGAGCCAGTTCGTCGGGGTTACCTTTTCGGTCAGCCAGCCAAGGATCAAGACCGGTCGAATACACAACTTTAATCGGAAGAGAGACCGTCTCTCCAATGGAATCAGAAGTAGTGTATTCGAAATTTGGAGGCGTATGAAACGTTCTATACCCCGCCGCTGACATACTGTTAAAACTGTTTTTCTTTCTCCACTCCATGTAGTCCGGATCAGATGGTTGAAACAACCTGTGACAGTTGTTACAAATTCCTACATCAATCCCCAGATCGGTTCTGTGCCAGACTATTGAGGTGCGACCTAACTGATCCTGCGTCTCACTGGCAATATTGCACCCAGCCACATGTGGACATTGTTGCTGTTCTTGCTTCTTTGCGTGGTTGATTCGCGTTCGAAGAATCTTTAATTCTTTGCGAAAGTTTCGGTCATTTTCGTTCTGAAGAACTTCGTCGAGCCAACGATTAAGTCGTCCCACAAGTTTGATAAACCATTTTCTCATTCTTAGCTCCTAACCAAAATCCTTGGTTGCGAGGGGTTGTTGTCC